CCCCTTCGTATCGCTGGATGCTGGCAGTGGCACCGTCATCGGACAGGCTGATGACCAGGCCCTGTCCATTCTCCCAGGACACGAAGTCCTGGAGGCTGATTTTGGTCTTGGAGGGCTCCTGCTCAACATGCTTGTACAGGGGCACTTTGTCGAGCACGGGAAGCCAACCGCCATTGAACGATCGCACCGCGATGACGCTCGCTTCCGGGTTGGCAGGGAAGGTGACGAGACTGTACTCCCACAGCTTCAGCTCCTCCAACTTGAACATCGGAAACAGCGCGGCAAAGCCGGACAGCTGACTACGAAGGTCCTCGTCCTCGAACTCGGTGGCTTTGACGACCTCGAAGCCGATCGACATCTTATCGAGAACACCCTCGGCTGCGAGGATCAGCGCCTCGTCGCCTTTGGGGGTTGGCGCGATCTTCGAGACCGTGAGCAGACCCTTGCTGTCCTCGGCCATTGTTCGCGGGATGCCAATGAGGTCGTTGACGTTGTGCTGAAGGAGCACCTTGACGTTGTCACGATCGTTCTTAATCGTGCTCGCGAAGGCTCCTGGAAGGACGATGTCACCCTGGCGATCGAGGACGTTGAACACGCTGGCGTATCCCGTGATCTCACGTCGATCCACATCGACCTTCATCTCGAAGGGGACAGGCAGTCGTTTGTAGTCCCGGGATCCGGGGGAGCGCTCCGGCATTGATCACCTCAGGCACGCTGTGGTGCCCTCAAGGTGTCACGCGACTTCGACCTTGTCAAAGAGTGCGGTCTGTGCGCTCGAGGTGGACAGCTTGACCGGAGCGTCCATGAAGGCGATGAGTCGAACGAGCTCCGCCATCGGCAGTCGCATGTCGACGTTGTAGACGACACCGAGCCATCCATCAACCACGCGATAGGCGACCTGGTTCTTCACCTCGCCAATCCCCGTGACCATCCCGTCGTTGTCGTGGAACTTGTGGTGGATGTGCCCCCACTTCCGCTTTGCCTTGAACTCGAGTGTGTTGGGACCTTCGTCGTTGTTGCCCGTCTTCTGCTGATCGAAGGACTTGCCGGCCTTGTACATCGAGTCGACAACTGCGACGAGGTCGCTGTCCTTGACGTCCTTGGCCTTACCGAGGGTGACGATCAGGTTGGCCCGGAAGGACGCCACCCACCCCTCGTCTTCTGCCAGCTCGCTCGAGCTGATGTTGATGCGAGTGATCTTGACTTCGGCGCTGTCGATTTTCATCTGTCCTCCTTCGTTGTGTGACCTCATCCGTGATGGGTGTGGCATCGTAGGCCACCGTACAACGGCAGTTGGGGTGAATGGGAGGAACGAGTGCCGTAAACCCTCCCGAGGTGAAGGATTCTTCAAGGAGTCGACGTGTTTCGTCAAGTGGTCCACAGATTGGACACACACGCTCGTCCTGAGCCGTCAGCCACTCTTTGAAGACTTCGGGCTCGATCCTCCCCTCAGCCACCTCGGCTTCGATGGCCGAAAGCTGACCCTGGTTGAACGCCATCGCCAGCTCGGTTCGAGCGATTCGGAAGGCTCGGACTTGTTGTTGACGTCTGGCGTATCGACCCACAGCCCTTTCGAGGGCACGCCCCGTGAGACCTTTACTGATGAGGGCAATCCGCCTACGCCGCACTGCCCGCTCCTGGCGGGAGGTTAGTGGCACTATGGGGCGGAGCACCTTGGCCAGTTCTCGTGGTGAAAGCGGGTCGGTGGTGAGGTGGTGACGCAGGAGGTTTCGGATCGACTTACGCTGCTCGGAGGACAGTCCAACGATCAGGCTCCCGGACCGCTCCTCCACCCATCGTCCGAACAGTTCCTCGTAGCGGTCGAACTCGTCCTGTCGAACGCGCTGGATGCCCAGTCGGATGAGATCGGCACCAAGACCACCGGCCGCAGTCCAGTAGCGGGGAAGGGTCTGTCCGGTGAATCGCTCGTACGCCAGGTCCCAACTGGCCTGCGTCTCCGAGGTGATCCTGCCCGTCCTGGACGCCTCGATGGCATCGTTGCGGGTGAGCTGGTCCTGTTGACTTTTCCAGATGCGGTACGATGACCGCATCAGCTCCGGCTCCTGTTCGAACAGAAAACGACGCCAGGTCGACTCGATCTCAGTCCTTGGATTGAGTGTTGGCATAGTCGAGCAGGAGCTTCAGTGGGTCAGGTGGTGAGTTGACGTGTACGTCGATGATCCCGTTTTTGCGATCGGGTGGGTGATCCGAAAGCTGGCCGAAGGTCGTCGAACCGAAGATGTCAGCTTCCAACTGCGCAGCTGGGGTGAGCCCGCTCCCGAGGTACGAAACTCCCCAGCCCTCGAACTCCCGGATGCCCAGATTGAGTCGACGATTCACCTCCTCGAAGGGAACGCCCATCGCCTGCAGGCCCTGCGCGGTCTGAATCATCTCGGGGGTGAGCCGGTTGAGGATTTCAATCTTCGAGAGGTCGAATCGGAGCACATCCGGTTGCTCGCCGAAGTCAGGGACGAGGCCCATCGTCAACGCATCATCCAGCATGTCGAGGATCGGGACGATGGTGTCGCGCCACAGCACCAGACGCGCCGTCTCGTAGTTGGCATAGGTCGCTCGTTCGAGGTCGCCAGCGCTGACCGGAGGCACGCCGAAGGTGGCACAGATCTCCTCACGGTTCATTTTCCGACCGCCAAGGAAGTCCATCTCGACGGGTGACATCTGCATTGGGGTCCAGCGCGCATCCTCTCCCATGACCCATGGAACCCGAGCGTTTTGCGAACCCATATGTTGCTCACGGATCCGAAGCCTCGCCTCCACGTATTGCTTGCGCGATAGGCGTCGACCGAAGGTGATCATGCCATCAGCGACAGCTCGATTCTTGAGGCTGACCTTGTTCCAGGTCTGCGCCTCGACCTCTGTGTCGACGGTCTTGCCAGCGGCCTGAAGGGGAGACAGACCCCACCACGGATTCGAGGGGTCGACAAACCAGAGGTGGATGATGTCCTCGGCTGGCAGAAACCGCTTGTCGCCCTGGCGGGTCTTGAACTCGTACCCCGCGATGAAGTTCTCGCGACTCTTGATCGGCTTGACTCGATCGGGCGGGAGGAGCCACAGCTCGAGCACAGGCGCTGGAGCAGGCAGGCCACCTCGGTTCTTGCTGATGATGGCGTTGCCACCAAGGAGGAGGTCGTACATGACCCGTTCGAGCAGATTCTGACCCGTCCAGAAGTCGTTGGGCATCTTGAGCAGCTCATTGAGTGCGGACTGCTCGTTGACCTCCCTGGTCTCGGGGTCGACCAATCGCAGCGGAGCGGAGGCCACTGCCCGAGCCAGGATGCTCACACAGCGATAGACCCAGACGCTCGCCTTGAGCCCTTCGCGCGTTGCTTGCTCCGTCGACCAGTCCGAGAAGACAGGCTTGCCGTCATCACGAGCCGGGACGATCTGACCCAGGCTGATGGACTTCTCCAGATGTTGGTCGAGAAGCGCTGCACCTACAGGATCAGGTCGAGCCTCGATGATCTTGGCCGAGCCGGTCAGGAGCGACATCAGTCTTTGGAAAATGGAGTTCGCCACTTGATCGCTCCGTTTCTGCCGTTGCGGCCGTTGCGGCTATTGTGTCGCTTCGGCACATCCAGGTCCAGCGACCGCTCCATGAGCACCTCATCCTCCTCCAGCTCGAAGTCGTTCTCGTCATCCACCTCATCATCGTCGAGGTGATCGGCTCGACCGAAGCACAGGTCCCACGAGTTCTCCAGGAAGTGCATCACAGCCTGGGAGGTAGCGTCAACGCGATCGTTGAACCCGTGGTAGGGAAACTCGGCCCACTCGTCAATGAGGTCCTGCACCCATCGGGTCGAGTCCACCTCGCCCCTGATCATGTATCCGATGGCAGGCACGAAGATGTTCCCTGCCTTGAAGGTGGGAGCACAGGCACGAAATCGTGCCGGCTTGCTGTCACGTGGTGTGAACGGAACGACGTTGGGCAGCTCCAGCCCGAGCTGTTCGATGATGGCAGGACCGTTGGCCTTGTCCTCGATGAGGATGGTCAGACGACCCTTCACCTCCGGCCAACGGGAGATGATCGACTTGGCGGCAGTGATCGTGTCCAAGAAGCCCATGCGACGAGTCTCTTCGTCGAGCAGGTAGAACTGTGTGCGTCCGTATCGAGCCCACAACAGCTCCGAGACACGGGAGGAGCCGGTGGTCGCTTTGAACGAAGCGTCGATCGAGAGCAGGTACTCTTCGGCTCGACCTGGAGGGAGGTGATCGTAACGACGCAACCAGGCACGCTTGACGACGTTGCCCTCTCCCTCGGACGGGTTCTGTCGGTACGCCGCATTCCACACTCGCACGATCGGCTTGACGTCTTCTGCCTCCTCCTCACCAAAGCGAGATGGCCACAGGAACTCACCTTCATCGCGTGGATCGTCCGGGTGGGTGTCCTCCTTTTCCTTGACTGCTGGCAGGACGATCTTGTGCCACTTGTTCCCTTCCTTATCGAGCAGCCGACCAACGAGGTCGTCCTGGTGCCACCTCGTCATCGTGATCAGGATGCGAGCGTCGGGCTGTTGTCGAGTGAAGAACGCCGACCAGTACCAGTACCAGACTGACTCGCGCACCTTCGGTGACTGTGCCTGTGCGTCATCCTTGAAGGGGTCATCGATGATGCCGAAGTCGAAGCCACGGCCGGTGATGCCAGCCCCGATGCCTGCCGCCTTGTACGAACCCTGTTGAAAGCCGAGCTGCCACTCCTCCACCGCACGCCTGCGCGCATCGCTTCGGAACGGTCGACGTGACGATGGGAACAGGTCGATGTAGCGCCCATCGTCCATGATGCCTTGGACGTCCCGACTCATCGCGTTGGCGAGGTCCTGGCTGTAGCTGGCCGCAATGACGGAGCTGTTCGGATACTTGCCGAAGATGTAGGCGGGCAGTCGACGACTGACGAGCTCCGACTTCCCATGCCGAGGAGGCATGCAGACAATCAGCCGCTTGCAGTCTCCGTGCACCCAGGCATTGAGTGTGTCCGCCAGAAGACGGTGATGCCAGTTCACCTCGTAGTCAGGCTTGGTGTACTCGGTGAAGGAGAGGAGTGAACGCTTGGCGTCACGACGCATCTTCTCGCGTCGTAGCTTTTCGGAACGGATGTCTTCGACGGTGAGGGAAGCAGCCGACATCGGTCAGGACTTGGCGCGTTCGATCGTCTTCTCGTATGCCGAATCGAAGTGGTCGAGCTTCGAGGACTTGCCCTTGCCCTTCTTGTTGAGCGCCCACAGCTCCTCAATGAACCATCGAGGGAACAGCCCATCGGCGTGATTGCTAGCAGTGGCATGAGCCCAGATGCCCGGCTTCGTCCTCGGGTCATCCGAGACGAGATACCCAACGACGGGCTCATGGCTGAGGTCGAGCCCATGCTTCGGCTTGAAGGTGTAGCCACACAGACAGTCAACGAGCTGACCGAGGGCGATCATCTGGGCCAGCGGTGGAACGGCGTACCGACCCTTATGCGCCCACCTGGCCTTAATGACGTGATTCCACCAGGGCGCCTTGGCGTTGTAGTACGGGCCAACGACCTCGATCCCGATGGAGTAGCGGTTTTGGCGACCCGCGTGAGCGGGCATATCGAGAACGAGGTCGTTGTGCTGAACGAGGGTGCCGTCAGGGCCAATCATGAGGTGGACGCCCAGACCACGTCGACGAAGGACGCGCTCGGTGGTGTCGTCCTCCTCCAGGATGTTCGGGTCGGCGGTGACGGACTCATGGAGCATGATCTGACAGGGCTGCACTGCTCGGTTACGCGACTTGAAGGGAGCACCCTGGACCACTCGGAAGCCTGGGTCGTAGACGCTTCCGTCAATCCTGAGCCCAACCTCCTTCGGCTTCGGTGGACCGACGAAGAAAGCGCGCATCGCTTCGAGGGTCTGCGGACCGAGCATGCCATCAGGAGTGAGCTCGTGGGACAGCTGGAACTGTCGGACCGCTTCAACGAAGGCCGGGTCTCGCTTCTTGGTAGCGGCGCCTTTCGGGAGCGTGTCGACGAAGAGGGCAGGCAGGTCCTTGACCCGCCAGGGCTGGGCGTTGTTGTACTGTGTGGCGCTCATTCGTCCTCGGGTTCTCGTGACTCGTGGAACTGACAGGTCCACTCGAGCAGGTCGGCTACGAGCAGGTCGTCACCGAAGGCATAATAGTCGCCACAGCTGCCACACTCAATCGCGACTCCGCTCTGACCCGTTGTACGATGACAGGCGGGACAGCTCACGGCGTTGCCTGAGCCCATTTGCTTGGTGACGGCGTACGGGTTGCCGCACATGCAGTGTACGAAGTGGTATCCTCTCTTCGACGTGGTCGGTTCGGGTGTCGGCTCCTCAGGCTGGGCGTTGAGCGTGTCGATCCCCTCCTCCACCTGTCGCCAGTCGACCGTGCCACCGTGGTAGTGCTCGTACAGGATACGGGCGAAGATGCCGGCTGCATGCAGGAACGGATCAGCCGCACTGCCCTTGTGTGCGCGATACAGGTCGGAGAGGAGCTGCGCCCAGATCACCTCGACATCGATCACGACCTTCTCGGGTTTGGTCTTGACACCCATCATCGGCTCCTGTGGCTGCGGCGCATGAGGGCAACGACCGAGTTGACGTAAGGGTGAGACATGTCGTCCTCCTACGCGGGGCTCAGTGGCCCCGCGTGTTGGTTGTGATCAGCAGGAGAGGAGCAGGGCGCCCGTGGTCTCTTCAACCACGAAGCCCATCGACTCGAACGCGGTCTTGAACGGGCGTAGCGAGCGAGCTGAGCAGAAGTACGACTTGCCGTACACGGGCTCGGTCAGGTAGCCCGACCGGCGAGTGTGTTCGTTACAGGGCGCAGCTCGTTACCAAAGAGACGGGGTCGCAGGGTGATCGTGATGTCGTTCATGGTGTCCTCCTTCAAGGGTGTGTGGGGCCCGAAGGCCCCGTAGGTGTTTCAGTGACGGGCAGCCGGGAGTCCCAACAGGACACCGTGGATGTTCCAGATCGACCAGCCACAGGATTCCCAGTGGGCGGTCAGGGCCGCAGCGTCCTTCTCACTGGCGCCCGTGACTTTCAGCACGTCACCTTCGAGCTCGGCGTTGGCCACTTTCACTTCATCGATCGTGACGATCCAGTTCTGCGTTGACGTACTCGTTCCAGGAGCTTCAGCTGTGATCGCGACGTTGAGCTTCTGCATCGTTCCTTCCTTCGTTTGCGTTTTCATCTTCTCTCTCTCCCTCTCCCCTCTACCTCTATAATATAACGATGATCATTGTCAAAGACAAGGGGTAGACGGTGGATTTATCACTGGTGTGGTGGATTTTCTTGACCGCGGTCAGAGCGGTCGGAAGGCGTCCTCGACCCGTCGACGAGCACCCATCATCAGCGAGTCGGCATCCTCCCTGGTCATGTTGAAGTTGCCTGAGTCGCCCCACTTCGGCAGCTCGATGAGCTGGAGGTGTTTGGGCGCAGTGCGGTGCTCGCTCACTTCGAGGGAGTCCACCAGCGCGTCGATCGCATCCGTGGCCAACCGGATGAGCCGCTTCGATGGCTTCTTGCTCGTCATCTTGCCGATCCGGAGGACGACAGTGTTGCTGCCATCAGGGTCGAGGTCGGACCACAGGTTCCACGGAGTGTTGCCAACGGCCATGCCGCCGTCGGTCTGGAGCTGTCCGTTGATCTCGACAGGAGGGAAGGCAATCGGAATCGCCATCGATGCCGACACCACTCGGACAGTGTCGAGGTCCTTGTGGCTGGCAACGCGGTTGTCCCAGATGCGGGTGGTTCGATCCTTCCACTGGAACGTCACAGCGCGGAAGTGGCCCCTCATCGTTCCGATCTTGGTCTGACAGACCTTGGTGAGCACCTCGCGGATCCGACCGGTCGGGTAGAGTCTCGGCCAGTGGTTGCGGTTGGAGCCGACCACGTTCTCGACCAGGTCGCTGTAGTCGGGTGTGGCCAGGGGCTGGCCGTCTCGGAACTTGCCGCTGGGCAGACAGTATTCGCGCACGAGATACTCGAGACCAAGCTCCTGGCAATCGTAGCCCGATCCGTAGCAGGCCGCGATGATCGAACCGGCCGACAGTCCACCGACCCCCGTAATTCGCCAGCCTCGTTGCTCGCACTGTCGATGTAGCTCCGCCAGTCCGGCAGCGTGCAGGACCACACCCAGGAAGTGGCCACCTGACAGGGTGACCCAGATCGATCGACTCATGGCAAACCTCAAAATACATCGAGCCCAAGAGTCGGCTGATCGGGGATCGGCACCAGGCCCGTCGTGGTTTCACGAACGATCTGATTGTACACCTTGTTGATGTTCCTGACCTGGTACGACCTGATGAGACCGCCAGTCGACCAGGCGTACTCGCTGAGCACTCCACCCCACACCTGGTTGAGACGAACGAGCGAAGGGAAGTCGAACCACTGGCCGTACGTCGTCCAACGCTGGACGTAGACTCGTCGAGACATCCAGTTGAAGAGGAGTCGCAGTCGGGCAAGTCGATCGCCCATCGACTTCTGCTCGATGGTGATGACCGGTAAGACCGGGGTCACAAAGGGGGTACCATCGTCGTGGTGTTGGACGTGGTCGTAGTACTGCGGAACGAAGCTGAGCGGACAATTGGCGTGCGGCGCCCACCAGAAGCGTAGACGACCCGGAACATGACGAGCTGCCAGGAGCCAGTGTGTGGGACCCCACCGATCCATCTCGGCGTGCGCGATGTAGTAGTCGAACAGGTGTCGGTCGAGCGGGTAGCTGAGCGCCTGGATGATTCCGGTCATCGCGATGATCCGCTCCTCCAGCCCGAAGGACGCTGCGTTGCGGAGACGGAGAATCGGAGGCTCGACCACAGGCGGAGCGAGGAGAGTCAACTTCGCTCCTTCGAGGCCCTCTCGGTGAACCGTCGACCCGATCCGTTGCACTCCTCGCAGACGAACACTTGTGCGCCGTGCTCGGCACCCTGAGATGTCCACTCGCCAGTTCCACAACAGGCCGGACACTGGTAGCGCTTGGTGAGCTTGGTGACGTTGACGTCCATGACCTCCTTCAGGTCGAGGTCGAGGAGGTGTGCGGTGATGAGGACGTAGTACATCACATCGCCGAGCTCGTTGACCGCCTTGGCCATGTCAGGCTCGTGACCGTGCCACAGCACCTTCTTGAGCATATCGGTCAGCTCACCCGTCTCCCCGTTGAGACCGAAGATGGCGTTGGCGAGTTGTTCACGATGCTCGTAGTAGCAGTTCCAGGTCTGCAGTGCCTCGTACTGCCACCTATCGAGGTCGACACTATCGTCGAGCACAGTCATTGATCTCCTCACAGCTGTTGATCTTCTCGATGCAGGAAGGCAGGAGCGGAAAGCCGGCGTTCTGTACGTTCCGACAGAACTCGACGCAGGTCGTTCCGTCCAACAGTGGCTCACCTTCGGGACACTGCAGCTCCTCAAGCCTGGCACATGCGGCTCCGCACCTGTTGGTGTCGGTCGGGATGATCGGATCAGGCACCTGCTCTTTGGGGCATCCGGGTCCGAACAAAGCCGTGGACAAGCCCACGAGGACCAGGAAGCCACCCACGATCAGGTAGGGCGTTGGACGTTCGGTCGTCACTGGCTTCTTCATGGCTGTCGTCCTACGGGTGTGAGTGCGTCGATGACCGCGGCTCGTGAAACACTACCATCGCCACACTTCGGAACGGGTGGGTGGAGGCCAACCACACAGACAGTGAAGGTGTCCCTGAAGGGCCGAGGCTCACCTCGAATGACTCCTCGATGTCGATGGTAGGGTGAGCTGTCGTACCAGACGGCAACGCCATCTCGACACCATTGCGGCAGACTCATGCCTCCTCCTCCTCCTTGCATCGCTCGAGCAACTCGATACGTTTCTGGACCGCAACGCGCCAGACGTACCACTCACACAGGCAGAACAAGCATACGACAAAGAGAAACCACGTCACACAATCACCCACAGATCGAACGCCTCCTTGATGACCTGGGGTGAGCACCTGAACCAGCCACGCTCACCCCAGCCCTCGCCCCAGCTGTTCTCGCCAATGAAGTTTTCGCCGTCCCAGCCGAGCAGGACCATTGCGTGCCCGCCGATAGTCTTGGCCTTGCCGACAGGCTCGATCACTCCGCCCTTGTAGCGGGTCCAGTTCGCTCCTATGTGCGCTCCGAAGACGACGGGGTATTGGTTCGTCAGTGCCAGCTGAACGGCCCTGACCCGGGTCGATCCGATCGACGTGATCTTGTAGTGGCCCTTGATGCGGTGTTCGTAGGCGTTGCGCATCACCCCCCAGTTCGGGTGCTCGAAGACTGACTTGGCGCGGTACGGCCACAGGTCCTCACGACAGACGCCCAGCGTGCGAATCGTGTCTGCCGCCAACCAGATGTAAGTGCCGAAGTCCTTGTTGGTCTCAGGAGGGTTCATCCGTTGGCGAGTTACGTAGTACAGGTACATGGCAGACAGCTGGATGTCCTCGTCCTGTTCGATGACGTGTCGGACTTCGAGCGCCTTCGTCAACGACTGTGCCACACAGCTGTTGGTCCGCTTCTGGTCTTCGCGGTAGGTCGAGAACGGCCTCAGGTCGGATGGCTTGACGGCCTCACTCGCAGACAGCGCAGCGGGAGTCGGTTCGTATGTTTTGATCTCGATGCCGGTCGGATCGGGTCGCCAACCTTCCAGCGCGAACAGCTCACTCGTCATGATTGCCTCCTTGGGGAAATTTGGGCGTCACCGCGGTGTACCCATCGTGCACGGATCGTACGATTGCTCGCTCAAGTGCCACATGTGTGCCGCCGTAGCGCATGAGGTCCTTGTCATCGAGCCCATCGTACACAGATCGTGCGATTGCTCGCTCATCACGAGTCGGCGTCAGCGCAGTCCGGTGGCGTCTCACGCTCATGGACCACACAGAACGTGATGAACCCGTGGTCGGTGAGCATGTAGTGGGTGAGCATCTCGATCACGTCCAGTGGACAGCACGTCCAGTGGACAGTGCTGTCGGACGGATGGCTGTATCGCCACGGCCAGACCAGAAGCGCGCCCTCGAAGAACTGGCCGAGTGCGAAGTGTTCGCGCATCAGGTCGTAGGCGTTTGTCGCTATCTGGAACTGCTCATGTTCACGGGTCAGCTCCTCCCAGGCTTCATCGATGTAGTTCATCAGTCGACCCCATCACCCATCCAGTTTCCGGTGTCACGGTCGTATCGGTTCCAAGAGAGACCCGACACCGCGAAGGCCCGCTGGCCGTTGAACGCTGCATCAATGACGTTCTGAACAACCTTCGCTGGATCGCTGTCGTTGGACATGACATGAACGGAGCCCACCCACAGCCAGCACTCCCACCCATCCGTGTCTCCCAGGACACACAGCCCGACGTTTTCACCGTCCAGCTTGCACGACGCGGAGATCCCGTCGTACTTCCACGGTAGGTCTGGCCACGCGTTCTTCAGTACATTGAAGGCCCATCCAGGTGTCCCCTCAGTCGCCTGTGGGGATTGAGCCCCCATCAGATCGTCCCGAAGAACAAGCTCGTCGCCGACCACCTCCATCAAGACGTAGTCGTAGTCCTTGTACTGCTCGAACGCACGAGCGGCCTGTGTGTCTGTGCCCTCGATGAAATCGATCGTCGAAGCGATATCAGGGTCGTACATCGCTCGACCGTCCATGACCAAGAACTCACTCATCGCTGTCCTCCTCCCTTAGTGCTCGTCGCACTACATGATCTGCCGACCTGCCAGGCCGGTGATGTGGCGAGAGCGGGAGTCATGCGTCGTCCTCCACGAACCGGAACTCGATGACCGTGACCTCGGTGTCCGAAGCACAGCGGTTCGGGCCATGTGATGACATCCAGCGGCTCTCGCCGCACGCTCACCACTTCGATGACGCCCAGCTCTTCGCGGTCCTCGACCTTGACGCCTCGGGTCTTGGCGCAGGCCAGCAGTTGGTCTCCGGCCTTGAGGGTCGTCCAGCCGAGTCGCCGGGTGACGGTCTTCGTTCTCGCGCGCATCTGCGGCACCGTGGCTGCGAAGGACATCAGTCTCATCGCTTCCTCCAGTCTTGTGGTCCTTGAACGTGCTCTTGTGCGTGCTGGTGCCAGGCTGAGCGCTTCATGGGCACCGATGAGTCTCGTCGTCGCTGAAGCAACCCGTCCTCGTACCGTGAGACAATGATGTACTCCGGGGTGACCTTGGTCACCACCAGCCATGGAGACCGGAGGTTGCGGTGGTCGCAGCTCCTCCAGAGCGACCCGACTTTCACGTCGTCCTCGGGCTCAATCGGCCCGTCGCCCCGGCTCCTCCATTCGCCGCCATTCAACAGCGCACCGAAGTCGGGGTCCTTCACCTCTCCGTCCGGATCGTTGTTCATCACCAGACGCAGCTCACCAACGGCTGCGATGGCAGCACTGACCTCGGCACAAGTCGGGTCGTCGAAGGCCAGGAGCGCCTGCGCCTCACGTAGGTAGCGCAGCGCGTCGTCGATGTTGGCTCGATGGTGACGAGCGGCTTTCTGTCTTATCATCCATCGTCGTCTGGCCGATTGCTTGTGCCCAATCATTGGCCACCTCCCAGACGACGACGCCACTCGAAGCGGACGGCTTCGCGGAGAAGGTCGATTTCGGGATGAGCGATCATTCCGGTTCGGAAGCCCGTCCCAGTGAGCAGGATGAGGATGCGTCGAAGCCTCAACGGGCAGACATCCTGGATCGAGACGACTCCGAAGTATTCGTAGAGTCGTCCGACACACCAGACAGGGTCTTTGGTCCATCGACCGACGAACGACTGACGAAGCTCCTGCCAGTCGGGGTCGTTGACGACCTCACGGATATCCATCGAGCGAACGGTGGCAGCGGTCAGCATGGGTGTCCTCCTTCATTGGTATTAGGCCCAGTGCCCTCTTGACCGGGGCTTGACCCCAGGCCTGCTAATATATGAGAAGGGACGACCCTGGTCTAGTGGAAGGTGTTGGTGCTCCCATCCCTCGACAGCTCGATGATGGCCTGATCGAGTTCCTCGTCGGTCATGTCGCGTACGTCCTTGTCGAAGACGGACAGGTGGATCTCGACGGGCTGGTCGAGGCCCAGGAGGTCGGCTCGTCGCTTCTTGATGTCGAGTCGAAGCTTGAGCCACTTCGAGTCGTGGTCGTGGGCGAAGCGCATAGCACAGTCGTGCTCCATAT